ATCTGGCTACTGCAGCTTCAGATAATTCTAACTTAGTTCTCCAATGTTCCAACTCTTGTAGTTGTGCAATCTTCGAAGGGTTATATAGGTGCAGTGTAAAAGAGAGTAAATCTTCTCCTCTATATCCTAATGTATATAAGTGTACAATAGCTAGTTTTTCTAACTCAGATACTACTGAGCGCTGCAATCTTTGGATTGTTCTTGCAAAACGAATATCTTTTTGTGCCAAAGTCGTTTTGTCTTCGTCGGCTCCTTCGCCGCGGATGAGATAAGACATCGGAATTTTAATTGCAGCAAATAATTTTTCTCTTAAATATTTGATATCATCAATATCATTTGCCCAAGACGTACCAGATAGATTTTCAATCTTGGTAGAACCTTGGCCGCCGCGAACTGGAATATAAAAATCTTCTTCGATCGATGCCGGATTGTATCTTAAATCAACTTGGCCATTATCTGGATTGACAACAGTGTGTCTCTTCATCTGATTCATAATTCTTTGCATATACTGTTCGACTTCCTCGGGCGGGATGCCACCAACATCAACATAAAATACTCTACGATCGGGNGCGCGGACGACGCGATAAGCCATCATAGCATCTTCAAGCAGCGTTAGCTGCCTCCAAATTCTTCTTGCCGGATCTAAAATAGAAGTGCCATAAGGAGCATATCTATCGTTGCCCAAAATTCTAAAATGAGCAACTTGCCAATTTTCTAATGTCATACCGCCAGAGTTCCACTGATATTGGACATAATTTGGATTTGTTGGATCTTCCCCCTCTAATCTTTCAATTTCTTCTGATGGTAAGCCGATCGCACTTTTAATTCCAATTTCTTCATCAATGTCTAGATAAAGAAAAAAGTCGCCATATTTAACCAATGAGCGGGCCCAGCCATATAAATTAAAATCTATATTAAGAATTTGATAGAACAAAGTGTCTAACAACATTTTGATTTCTTCATTCCTGCAATCAACATTTAAAACTCTGCCAAATTCTGGATGGTGTGTAATTTCATCTGCATATATATCAACTGCTGATGCCAACTCTGGCATATATTCCATTTGATCAAAGTCAGTATATCTTTCCATTCGATTTTGATTGACCATTATGTTAGCCATCAAATTATCATATGGATTATAAGTTTTCTTCTTGAATTGTTGGCCGCTAGCAGATTTAAATTTTTTGGCATACTTGTCTAGTCGCCTTCTTCTATCGCCTCTAATTTGCTGCTGACGATAATTTATAATCGGGCCCGAAAATAACTTTGTCAGTTTTCTAAACAAAGTAGATTGAGAATTATATGGATTTCTTGTTAACGTTTTGCTTCTTCTATTATATCCGTATGCCATTTATCTTACCTTCTATAAAAAGGAGTATCGCTTGCATCAAGAACTCTGTGACGATCGCCTTCCTTATAATTAGATTGTTTTCTGTAACCTCTCATTCCTTTAATTTTTGTATTTAAAGAAGTCGAAGTTGTAAATATTGAGTTTAACATTGCTTTTTTATATGCAATATCTTTTTTGTTAACAGTTAGTGCTGTCTCGCGAACCCAACAAGCAATTGCACAAGACATAACTAAATCATCATTATATCCTCGCATTGCCGCTGCTCTGCCATGGTTCCAAACAAATGTTTTGAGTTCGTTGTACAATCTTATAGAGCGAATTTTAATTATTTTATTTCTTATCAACTCTTCAAGCTTTGCTATTATCAGGGGTCTGGTTTTTGAAGTTGTGGCAAATCCGGGCAGCACCGCTTTTTGATGCTCTGCTAAGTGCTGTGCAACATAGTCGTGTGTTGATTTTTTTGAATAATAAATATTATCATGGCCCATCTCTTTTAATTTATCAAGTACTGATATTCCAATATTGTTATTTTCAACAACCGTTAGACAATTGCCGTATTCTTTGCTCGTCTCGTAAATAAGTGGCGCAAACATATCAACCTTTATTTTGCCTTTATATTCTGCCACCAACTCCATTGTTTCGGTTTTAAAAATATGAAACGCAGAACTATCTTGCCCGTCGCCCCTAGCAACGTCGGCTGATAGAAAATAATTATTGTTCGAATCATACGTTTCCCAAATCCATAAATTTCTATCAAAGCCGGTTTTATATTTCGGCTCCTTAATATCTTCTTTTAAAATTCTTTCTAAATCTTCGCCAGTGAGAAGAGTTTCGCCAGACATGTTGAAGCTACACTGTAGCTCTTGCGCAATTTCCCTTTTGGACATGTTACGACTTTCTTTCTCAAACCACTCCTGATCGCGATCTGGGTGAACATGCCATGGTAACTTCATATAATTAAAATCGTTTAGCTCTTGTTCTGCTTCACTATAAATTTTATGGAACATATTACCAACGCCATTTGGCGTTGATGCAATAATACAATCGCCGCCCGTCGATAATGTTGGCACTAAGCCGGCCCATAAATCATCCATATTTTCTACAAATGCAGCTTCATCAACAACCAACAAAGAAAGTGCTTCTGAGCGGCCGGCGTCACCTGAAGTTGAGATTGCCTTTACTTGCGAATCATTTTCTAATTGAAAAGAATTTCTATTATCAATAACAATTTTTGATATCATCATCCACTCTGGAAGAGATTTCATGGATAATTTAACTTTTCTAACTAAATTGCCAGCCGTATCTAATTTGGTTGCCATAACAACCACGTTCTTGCTGCGGTGAAAAAGCATTAACCAAGTAATATATCCTGAAATTGTCGTTGAAATTCCAAGTTGTCGAGCTTTCAAAATAACATTAAATCTGTGATCTCTGAAATCTTTAATTGATTCTTCTTGAAATGAATATAAATTAAATTGTATCAATCCCCGCATTGGGTGGGAAATTCTTACATAGTTGTTTATAAAATATATAGGGTCGCGACCACACTTAATGAGTTCTTTTCTGATGTCTTCCTTTGTTAAGCGGTATTTCATTAAGCATCTTTTCTAGTAACATTTTGTGGCTTCTTTTTTGAAGATAACTCTAAAAACTTTTTAATGTTATCATCTATGGTTCTTTCCCCGGATTCTCGACTGGGCACTACATCGCTAAGTCCACCAATATCATAACACTTCTTGGCCTGAACCCAATTTCGTATGTTGCTCATTCTCTGCATATTAGCTTTAACCTCACCGGCTGGTTTGAGCGTTAAACTGCCATCTGCCACTTTTTTATATTCCTTTTTAACGTATTTTACAATACTGGCCATAGTGTCCTCAAGTTCTCTTTCAAATTTCTTTGGTCCGTTTTTATGCAAATCCTTTATAATAACTTCGCCATGGTATTTAATACATAACTGATCGCCACTGAAAGCCACACCAAAACCATCCATAAGGCCCTGACGAGAATCAATCATTGGATTCCCCTTCTCTCTTTTTAAACCAATCTCTATTCTATTTCCTTGATCGTCATAACCATCATATTTATTTACTAATGCTTGAGAGATTCCTCTAATAACATCAAGAATCGTGTTTTCTTTTTTCGCCATGATTTGGTCTCCATCCTTTTAGCCAACGTTCTGCGCGGCCTTCCACGTATTGTATAAAGCACTTGTAACAACACTCATATTTGCTCATATAAACATCATCTTTAGCGCTAAAAGAATATTTGCCACAAGTAGGGCAAGTTCTTCCAGTATCTTTATTAATTAGTTTCTTGCTTATAAAAAACCCACCCGCATCAATCTTATCTTGGTGTGTTGTTCTTTCATCTTGTTCTACTAATTCTTTTTTAAGCTGTTCTAAATATTCTTTTTCTTTTTCTTCGTTCCAAAATTTAGCTGGGTTTTGAATTGCCTCTTTGCCATATTTCTCAGCAATTGCTTTTTCTACTTTAGCAATATAGTCCCAATCTTTTTCTTTCATTTCGCAGTCTGCACCGCTGCATAGAATATGCCCATCGATACAGTCACACCGACAATAATACCGCCGGTAAAGAACCAGTGATTATAATCGTTGGGCGTTTCAAGCGTTAACTTCTGAAGATGGTCGATTTCATTATTTTTGATTTTTATAATAGCATCGTATTTCTTTTCTGTAGCTCCGAGTGAAGCCTTAACCACAGAGGTAAACATATCACATCTGGCTGTCTCTTTGGCCAAGCTGTGCTTAAGTTGTAGTGAACACTCTAGTTGGCCTTTTTCTTTGGAAGCTAACAATATAGCATTTGCTTGGT